GTTTTTGTCGGGGTATTTACCTAAAAAATAGGCAGGAAACAGGTAGGAACTGAATTCGGACTTGCCCATACGGGGTGCAATGTTGATGATGACGCGTTTTTTGCGCCCCTCAATCACGTCCGTGAAGATTTTGGCCAGCTTGCGGTGGTGTGCACCGATTTTGAAGCCCGGATAGACCGCCGTAGCAAAGCCCAGCATGTTGTGCTGCGCCGCAACAAGCGAAACGCGCCGCTCTCGCACCTCCAAGTCCTCAAACAGCTCCATTTTTTCTTGGAGTGTCATGGTCGGCAGCGCCTTCATCAGCGCTTCCAACTCCTGTTTGTTCAACGATGTGAGGGCGTCAGGTGTCATTGGAGAGAACTGCTTCCTGAATATCGACTACGCCCATGAACCGATTGAGTTTTTCCTTGATACGCTGCTCCAACTCGGTGTCGGTGAGCGATTCCTTCTGGACTTCAATCTTGTCAGTGAACAGTCCCACCTCGGTCACCTTGCCAAGTAGGCCAAGCGCCTTGAGGCGGATGTTTGCGTTGGGGTTTTGGGTTTCTTCTACCAGCTTGGCGACGGTGTAGCCGCGCAGTTCCTTGGCTTGGTTGACGAATTCCCAGTCGTATGCAGTAAGCATTCCCACCAGATGCTGCACCGCAGCAGGCGTCTTGACCTGTGCCAGCGCAGTGTGGGTGATTTCTTCCGGTGATGCGGAGACCAGATTGGCAAAGGTCTCTTGCGCGGCTTTGGTATCGAGGGCGGTGGCCAGCTCTTTACTGTCTACCGCGCCCATCTTTGTGAGCCAGTTGGCGGTGTTGATTTTGGCGTTGAGCAAAGACGTGGGGTCAGCGTGTTTTGCCGCAGCCACGGGACGTGGGCGGTTATCCAGAATCTCCGGCTCAAAATCAATAAGGTGTTCAAACATGCGTAGGTATTGTGACCTCGTTGGACACAGTGTATACTACTTCTCGGTAAGTGTGTTCTTCTTGCACATTTGCTTCTCCTTGGTAGGTAACACTACTTTTAAATCCCCGGCCTTGAACACCGGGGATTTTTTTTAAAATTTTTAGGGCCTGCCTATTTTTTAAGCAAGGGGGGTATGTCTAAGGTTTTACAAAGTGTGCTGTGTGGTTGAGAAACAGTGTTTATGGCTACGACGCGTCGTGTGCTTCACAAGGGGTGATACCCCGGTGGTGGGGTCGCTAGGGTGTCTGCTACCCTGCATTATTTACACCCCTTGTGGTAAAATAGAGGCATCGGTTGGGGATTGGCCCTGACTGATACCGGGACAACTTGTCCCAGCAACCTATCGGAGAATCCTATGTCTTTCAAACTCGATTTAATCAGCATCCAAGTCGAAATCGCACTCAACGCAGGCGATGCCCTGCTCAGTTCCTGCACCAAGCTGCAAACTCTGCTCAAGGGCGCAGACCGCAAGACTGTGCACGGCATTGTGTGCCCTATGGTCGCGGCGCACTACGGCGAGACCTTCGCCGATGGCAAGTGGGCGAACAGCGACTGCGCGGCAAAGCGTAAGGCGAACCGCATCATCGGCGCAATCGTGGGCACTACGCCGAGTCAGTCAACCAAAGCCGCCGTCAACAAGAAAGCATTGGCCGCAATGGTTGATGCTGTGGTGAGCAATGGCCTGACAGCGAAAGAGATGAACGCCGTCATCGCGGCATTGCGCGCTGCCATCTCGTTCGAGTAAGCCGGGACAACTTGTCCCACTGAGTTTTCCGCGCAAGACCTCGGGGCGGGGCTTGTGCGGTGTTTCTTTTATTGTCAACCCAACCTTGGATACCTTATGCCTACAACACATCTTTGGATAGTCGAAGCTGGACGCGGCGATGCGCCCGAGTTTTTATCCGTCCACAGCACCCGAGAGAAAGCCACCAAAGCGCGAACAGACTACACCCACGACTACAGACACGGCGGCACAGATGACGACTACCGAGTGCGTGAAGTGCGTTTGGACTGGACAGGCGTAGAGCCCGACCCATACGCGGAACGGGGGCAGGAGTCACGCAACAAACCCCTGCGGGAACTCTTTTCTGGATGGACAGACGCGCAGATAGACGACTACTTTGCCCAATAGCAGGGCTTTCTGCAAGCGTAGCGTGCTGCGCTTGCGGGGCAATCCTGCCCATTACCGGGACAACTTGTCCCACCTACCATTGGAGAATCCTATGACCCACATCGCTAACCGCACCCAAGCCGTGAACCCCATCGCCCGCGCAACCCTGACTGTGTACCCTGTGGGTACATGGCGCAACGAGCGCACCAAGAAGGAAGTGAACCAAGCTCTGTACTTCTACCAGTGCGGGGCTGACCGATACACAGTCACTGTGTGGCACAAGCCGAAAGCCAAAGTTTCTACACACTAGGCTTATCTACAGGAAAATGCCTAAAAAAGTGGCATTTTCTACATATCCGGTTTATCTATAGCGTGGACACATTTTCGGACACGCTAAGTCGTTGATTCATAATGAGTATCGGCGCAGTACTCCAGTCTATATATATAAATATAATTATTAAGATAAGTAAGTATGTATCTCTCCATATACCCACAAGCTCCGGCTGCTTTGCTTGCCCTTCCTTCCTTTGGCGTATTAGTTCCTCCCAAAACAGGGACTTTCTGGAGTACTGCGGCGTTTACCCTTGCGAATCAAGGACTTAGCGTGTCCAGCACCACGACACGAGCTATAGATAAACCGGATACCCCTACCATGTCTACAGAAAAAGGTGTGCAGAATGTATAATAGCGTCGAAGTGGGACAGCGTGTCCCACCAAACCGGAGCCAACAATGCCTAAGCTACTGACCCGAACGCCATTTCAACGCCGCGTCGAAGAACACGCTGCCATCGTCAAGAACACAATGCGAAAGGTGAAGATAAAGGACACCACACATAAAAACTTGTGGCGTGAGCTGGTGTACCCGCTACGCCGTGAGCGTGCCAAGGTGCAGACCAGCATCCAGTACTACGCCGCCAACCCCGATGCTGACCAGTACCAGCGCGAAACCAACGAGGCATACCTTGCACTGCTCATAAAACTGGAGGACAAACTCGTGGCATGGCAGACGCTGTACGAAAACCACACGCCCAAGCAAATGGCACTTGAGAAGGGCATCGCCAACCACGGGACGCACTGGTCTGACTGGATACCCACGCACATACGCGACCACTTTGTGGCAGCGTACCAAAACATATCTGCAACCCGCAAAAGCGGACGAGCCCGCACCCCGTTCGAGCGCACCCCTACACCGCCTAAACCCAAACGCCCTCGACGAATGTCAAAGACCCCAACCGGGACACGCTGTCCCACCCCCATCGAAGAACTACGCGACCGCATGAAGGCACTCGACAACGAGATGCTCACCACCACAGACCTACACAGGAAGGAGGAGATACGCCAGACCATCATCAACCTACGCACAGAGCAAGACGAGTTACGCAAGGTACGCGCTCGCCGCAGGGCATCCGCATACTACCTTGCGATGAAGGAGAAGCACGCCAACATAAGGCGGCAGGTCAGGGAGAAACTGAAGGCGGGACATCTTGTCCCACCACATCAACCACATGGAGAAACTTATGAACAGAACTGAAACAACCTTGTACGCCATTGGCAACGCGAGCCTCGCGTGCGCCGTCCTCTTCGTCTGCTGGGGCAGCGAGGGGTGGGTATTCAACGCAGGCATCCTGTACGCAGGCGCTGTGTTTGGCAGTTTGGTAACCGAAGCCCTTAACTACAAAGGAGAGACAGCATGAAATGGAATTACCGCATTGTGAACGCCACGACCGAAAACGGCGGCGAGGATTGGTACTGCTTGCGCGAGGTCTATTACGACGACCTTGGAGAACTCATAGGCCATGCCGCCCCATGCCTTGGTGCTGAGACTATGGATGGATTCAAGAAAGTGTGGCAGATGGTGCTGGAAGCTTTAGCCCTGCCCCCGCTGGAAGAGGACGACTTCACAACTAAGGAGACCGAAGCATGAAAGCAGACATTAAAGCAAAGTGGATTGCCGCACTACGCAGCGGCAAGTATGAACAAGTTGACCT